CGGCGGAGTTCTCAGCCTTCGCCGCCGACTTCTGAAACTTATCCAGCGACGACGAGGCAGAGTCAATATCCATCACCCCATCAATTCTGAGGCCAAGAGCTGCCACTTCCATTTAAAAGCTCCTAGCACTTTGAGAGGGATGACGCTTCCATCTTTTTCCCTCTCTTATGGCGTAGATGTTTGCTTTTGACACACCCAATTCGACCGACAATTCCTTGGCTGATTTTGATCCGTTGAGGATGTATTCAACCTGCTTTTCGTTCAATATCGAGTTGGGATTCCTCTCGCCACCATTGTGCGTTCCGTGAATTAATTTGTCAGAGAAATTCCCCGCCCTGGTGTCCCATCGCAGATGCCGTGGGTTCATGCAACCCAAATGACCATTCCCGCAAGAGTGAGCGCACTCAAGGTTTTTACTAGCAGGAAGTCCATGAGCAACTTCGCACATAACACGAGACGCCGACCGCTGGATTCCATTGTGGTAAACAACCGCATCACCTGCTCCGCCACGAGCATACGGCCAAATCAGACAGTCATCTCCGAGATGGTCGACATGATCCTCGATCCACCTCAGACACTCCCCATTTGCTGCCCGCAATCGAATTTCTGGACTGCCATGACGACGAGCGCGGTGATAATGCGCGCTACAGAGCCCTAAACCTTTGTGAGGCTTATTGCATCCCGCGATGGTGCAAATTTTGGGGTGAGCCATATTTGCTGATGCTTTATTCTTTTGCATGGGATCACCTCTTAAACATATCGCGCGTGAACGTCTTGCTCTCGCCGCCTTGGTGGGACAAATACGCGTCATCCATGGCGCGGATGATGGGCGCAAAAATACTCAGGTCCAGCCCTGGATGCGCCGATGCGTATCGGTGAATGGATGACCACGGTATAGGGCCGGCGGCCATTCCAACTTGCCTGTCGGTGGAGAGTTCCCAGAAAGCAGACCAGTAGGCCCACTCCACGTCGTGCAGGCCGGGCGGAACCAGGTTCTGCGGGATCTCTTGGCCGAACCGCTCATAGGCCTCGATTTCCTGTTTCGCTTTCGGGTTATCGAGGCTCCACCGCAGGCGGGCTATCAGTTTTTTGAGGCTTCGCCTACAAAGTCGTTTGCTTGAGCATCAACCCGTTGAGCGGCCTGCAACACGAGATTCGCGAAGCGCTCGCCGTTGCGCGACGTGATCCACTTGAACGCAAGTTCCGGCGAGTACTCGACAGGCTTGCCGCCATCATTCAAGCCGCGCCAGCCCTTCAGCACAACTTCGGCCAGCGTTTCCCGGGTGCAGCGTGCGAGCTGCTCGGTCGTTAACGCCTTGCCTCGATTCTTCATGCGAGCCTTGGCCTGTTTGTCCTCGATGGACTTCTGCGCGTCTTTAGCGCTCAGGCCGCTCACCAATAACGCCAAGCCGGGCGCGCCCTCGATTTCATCGACCCACGTGCCGTTGTCGATAACGTTCAGGGCTTCGTCGGACAGGATGATGTCGTTAATTTCCATTTCTGCTTCCTATAGTTCCTGGTTCCAAAGCGGGGCCGACAGGTGGAACCATTTCCCGCCAGCCCCTGGCCGCTCGCGCGGTTTCTTTACACTTCGACGATGTTGGAATCGACGGCAATCGACCAAGTACGGAGGTTGGCGGCGGTTGCATCGCCACCGGACCGTGCGCCAGGCAATGCGAGGCCATAGAACAGGTCTGTCATGCCAGCCGGAGGGGCCGAGGCGGTATGTGTGCCGGTGCCTGCGGCCGTCGTTGCGATAGCCGCGCCATCCGGAGTGGACGCCACAGAGAAGGAATTGGCAGTCAAACCGGTAGCAACGACGTAATACACCGTGCCAGCGGTCAGACCCGCAGGCAGACTTCCTGTCGAGGTGAACACGACGGGCTGGCCCGCTTCGAGACCATGCGCGCTCCAGGTCACGACAGCAGGGTCAGCAACGGAGATCGTCACGTCGGCCGAAGGCACGCAATCAGCGCCCCATTCGATCTTGAATTGGTAGGGAACGCAGTCCTCGATGGCCTGTTTGAATTTGATCTGGCCCGGGTCTAGCGCCATCGGCACGAACTGGTTCTCCATCGTGCCGCCGTTCAGCGTGGTCTTGAACTTGCGTACCCGCTTTTCGTTGATCAGCGCCTGCTCGCCCACTTCTTGCGTGTCGCCGATCGTGCCGGCATTCGCCCAGCCGCCGACTTCCGTCCAGACGGCAGTGGCAAAGTCGGCCGCCGTCACAGTGCCCTTGGCGGTAACGCGACCGCCGATATACAGTTTCGACCCAGAAATTGGGTACAGTCCACCGCTCATAATGTTTGCTCCCGAGCAAAAAGAAGCCTCACCAAACGGCGGGCCAGAAAAGAAAAACCGCCCGAAGGCGGTTATTTGGTTGGAGTGCTGCGTTTCTGTCGGCTTCGCGCTTTCAGTTCGGCGTCGCCGGCTTTCGGCTTAAGGCCAATGGCTTCTGCGGCTCCCTTGATGAGATGGCCTGCGGCCTCGCCAATATTGGCCCTCAGCCAAGCGTCGCGCGCGAGCTTTCGCCGAGCCTCACAATCGGTACACATTTGATTCTCCTTAGGCGAAGCATCGCCACGGCACGCGCACCGGGGCAGTCCAGTAGCCGTTGTCCTCGTAGCCCTCTTGAACATGAGGGAACGAAGTCACCGACACACAGACGCCGCCGTATCGCATTTCAGTGCCATCACGAAAATGGTCCGCAATCGTTGCTGCGATCTGGTCGTACACCGACACGTTTTGCCCGAGAGGGTGTACCAAGGTGATCATCAATGAGCCGGTGCGCTCATGCACTTTGCCGGTGGCGATCATTTGGCGCACTGGCGCCACGATGATTCGGCCTACGCGCAGGTATGGTTGAGGCAACCCGCCGGCGGACGGGACTTCGAATGTCTCGCCCGGCCAAGCTTTGGGAAATGCGATAGGCAACGACTCCACCCGAGCTTTGAGCGCCAGCCAAATAGCCGTTTCGGTCAATGCGCTCATGTCCGCGCTGCTCCTACATTAGATTGGATCTCCGCGACCGCTCTGGCGACTATCTGCTGCCAATTGGCAATCGCGCCCTCCACGAAGTAGCTGCCGGCCTGGTTGTATACGCGCCCCAGGACATCGGCCCCAACAAAGCCATAGTTCTGCCTGCGGGCGTATACGCTTTGATATCCAAGCCAAACAGGTTGATCTAGCCTCAGCGTCGCCGTAACAGCGCCCACATTTCCACCACCGGTCGGAGACTCGCTGGTCTGCGGCATGCCAACAGTTGACGCAAGCAGAGAGCGCGCAAGGTTCCCGGTCTTAAACGGGACCCGCCCGCCCTGCGGCTGCGTAGTGGTCATGTCCTCGGCCAGCAGTTCCACACTGCGCCGATGAACGGCTTGCAGCCGCTTTTCGGTTTTGGCCGCCCAAGCGCCTACGGCCGCAGCAAACGATCCGCTCATTCCAGCCCCGCAGAGTGGTCAAGTCGATAGGTGGTATCGCAACCGCACCGAATGTTGTGTTTCGCCCCGCCAGCCGGGTCGTGCGCGTACTTCATTCTTGTCCCGTCCGGGAATATGAACGGCGTATCGAGCCCTCGGACTGACTTGCCGCTCATCATTATGTGGAACGGCCGAGCGTCTCGCGTGGGACCTCGGCGATGCTGCCAGGTCTTGATAACTGCGCTCGCATCCAGTCCCTGGGACTCAGCCAACTGCCTCCATTCCTCGTCTCGGGCCGACATAACAGCGTTTCCGGTCTCCGTTTCCGCCACAGTGTCCGCCCGATGCTTCAACAGCGCGTTCGAATATTGGCGTTCACTGATGACTCTCTCGTCCTCCGGGACTGCTGTACCTGCCAGGTACGCCCTGATAATCCTGCGTTCAGTGGCCACGTTGACTTGATAGTTCACTGACAAACTGCCGTCCAGGTGCTGGGTCACTAGCTCGCGAACGCCCTCAGCGCTCCGCATGCCGATGGTCACTTTTTGCAGCCGGTCAGCTCGAGCCATATCCAGGCCCAAAACGCCACCAGTACGTACACCACCCGGGCCGTTTGCGCGGCCAGCAAGATCGATGGCGATCCCGCGAGGATTCATGCCTCGGGTATATCCAGCCTCGATAACGCCACGAGCCACGGCAGTCGCCTCTTGAGTGAACCCGACCACTCGACTGGCGACGTTCTGAGATATCCAGTCAGCCGCCCTCGGATTAGCGATATTGAATCGGACTCCAGACCCTGCGATTCCAGTTTGGCGGATCTGAGCCGCCGTCGAAGCTCCCGCCTTGGCATAGGCCTCGGTGACAGCAGCCGAATACTCTGCCCATGCCGCCGGATCGATGTGCAGAGCGCTTATCGCCCCTTCGACGTTCATCCGTCCCAGCTCTACCAGCAGCAGGCGCCAATCTACATTGGCCTGCAGGTCAGTCACGGACGCCATGAATCCACGATGGACCTCGGGCGTCAGTTCAGCGATGAGTTGCGCAAATAGTCTCGCTTGAGACCGTGTGGGACGAGTCGCCATTAGCTAGAAACGCCCTTCACGATGTGCGTTTCTCCGTCTACCGTCTGCACATACATTTCGCCTTCCTTCAATTCAGGAATCATGCGAGCGATGTGTCGCGTGCCGTCGGCCAGTTCAATGTATTCGCACGAATCGACCGCGCGGACTTCGGAATTTCCATTGACCCACACCGTCATCTTTGCTTCCATATCACCCTCTGATGATGAAACGGACGGCCGCAGTTATCCCGGCTGCGGGAATCTTCTCCATCGCTAGAACGGTTACCGGCTTTCCATCGATATTCAGCACATCGCCCG